CCGATATATCAATCATACATCGTATAATGAATTCACATATAACAGCACGATCATTGCCAGATGTAAAAGGAGTTTCCAAACTGTCTTGAATAATATTCTGAAACAACACAATCAAATCCGATTTCGTCACCACATTTGTCCATATAGGTCTTTCAAATATACTACGATAAGACGGATCCCGGAAATATGCATACGGTTCCTGTACAGCTAACATCCGTTCTTTAATCGATTCACGATCCGTCTTCGTCATTTCATCGTCTTCAACCCATCCGACAATATGTTGTTCCATCTGGTAACCGTTACCAATTCGCGCCCATTCTAACCGGAGTTTTGCCAACACTTTCCGCAATATGGTCGGAATCTTCTCCGTCATCATCATCGTCGTCATATCCTCGATCGTCTTCCTTGTCAACACATCGTCCTTCTTCCCTGCCGCAGTCATCATCATTTCCCGCACTTCAATCATCTGATCCAATTGCTGGGACTCTTGTGGATTCTCGATGCGATCGGTAACAGTGCGCCGAACCTTCAACATTGTCCGCCGTGCAATCAGTCCCGATAACGCTGTCATATCATCGATCGTATATTGTTTCTCCGCATACGTTGCACGATCAACGCCGCATTTCAAACACGTCGATTGATTCAAATAAACATGCAATGTTCCGGCAGTTTGCCCAGTTGAACAATACATCTCATATATTTTCTGTATCATCGCCGGAGTGATCCCCCTTGATCGCACCGCCGTTTGATTATCAATAGCTCGCAAAGATCCAGTATTACCCACAAAATGATTCAATGTTGTCCCCATCTTCATATCATCCAATATATCACTCGATCTCTGCATATCCTCCATCAACTTCGTCAACCTCTTTTCATCGAGACCTAACATAGCATAATAGCCGGCATATTGGTCGATCTGTGTCATACAACACGCATTTTCCAATGTCATCATATCACCGATCAATGTCCTATCTTTAGTTTGTTGCGCAATCATATCCATGATCTCATGTGTAAGAGTCCGATTATAGCCGTATGCCGATCGCCACATTGTTCGGAAATCACTGCTGTGCAGTTCACTGCTACCGGGTCGCGATACACGAGTCGGCCTGTCTTCATATGTCTGCACAATACGACGACGCTCCGATGATTGCCGAGCAATCTCAATATAAAGTGCATCGATATCCCGTTGTTTCCGATATTGCGCAATACTTTGTATTATCTCCTCCTTCAACATAGCAATAATCTCATCACGCTTCATCTGTAAACCCTCCACCTGCTCAATGATCCCCATCTGATATGTGACATTCACCATATAATCCACTCCGTCTTCTCCAGTGATTCCCATTAACGGACTCCGGATAGGATTCATCAGATGATATGTCGGATAAGTAGTCTGCAAAGTCACCAAGATGCGACCAGTTACAATACTGATTTGTCGGATCCGATGATATCGCTGATACATCCGTTCAAACACTCCGTGTTCTTCCGCGCGGCGAATCTTCCCCGGATCGGCTCCCTGTTGCCGCAACTTCCGAATATATTTCCTCTTGAACATATCAAACGATTGTATATAATGATACTCCCTAAACACGTCTTCCAGTATCGCCATATGATGAACCGACGTGAACTCATAGTCCTGATTAGAACTCTCCATTTTGATAACCGGACCGATCTTCTGAACATAGGCATCTATAACCCGATTGATCTCGACTAACATCGGATATTCAACGGATTGAATCGCCCGTATCCCCGCCCATCGTAACAACAGCGTATCGTATTTCGGGTGCAACTTGGCGGGGAAGTTCTCGAGAAATTCGGCGTCACTCATTGCGGCGGCCTTTTCCACATCGTTCTCCTGGATTTCAATGGCAATCACTTCGTCACCATATTTCTCCATCTTACCGTCATTTGTATATCCAACCACTATATCCGCCTTCAACTCTCCCAATGTAGCACCGCAGACTCGACATATTACATCCTTTTCATCATCTTCGCCGTATTTGGTCAACATCTCGGCATAAAGACCGTTTGCACTGGCGCCGTTCACTGCCATCCAATAGCGATAATGATGATGAGAACACATGATCCGTTCACCTGTCTTTTTCGAATACATATAGTCTCCTATATGCAACATATCCCGATCAATGAGCCGGAACAGCAGGTAATCGCTCAACTTCGTATCTGTAATGGCCAATATATGTCGGACCATCTGTTGATATGTCGACAACTTTTCCGTTTCCTCTGTTGTAACAGTTGCGTCATCAACTGCGGCGGCAACATTGGTCCGCAGTTGAAATCGCCGACGCAACGTGGCAAGCTGATCCATGATCGTTTCATCATGTGTTTGAATAACTGTCAATTGGTGTTCAAATGTGGCCAACATCTGTTCCTGTTCGGCTAATGCGATCTGTTTATAATGCAAATCGAACGCAACACATCCGCGTTCATCGTTGAGCGCACATATCCAGTCTTCAATGGCAACGTCTTCGAACGCTTTATCGCCGAAGGCGCAGAGAAGAACGGCGGAGTGAACTATATGATCATCGGATGTTTCCCAAACAGTGCCCGACCAGCGCCACACCTGTTTCGCAGTCTTGTCGAATACGAGATCCCCGCGCACTGGAGGAGGCGACAACTCGGGCAGTTTATCCGGAGTCCATTCATCGACCTGGAGCCGGAGCGGAACGCATTGACTCCGCTTCTGATCGAGTTCGGCGATGCTTGTGCGAGTTCCTGCGATGAGACTCGTCGTCGTTTCGATCCATTTCTTGACAATGGTGGTATAAGTAGAATAGTCGGTGTTTTGACTGGCGACCCATCGATAATAGTAGACACCTTGGTCGATTGATCCATCGATAAAGGCCATTCGGTTCGACATTTGTATATCCGCCGATGTTTCATACAACTGTTTGATCTCTTTCGCCAAGAAGAGTTCATCGTTGAATATATGGCTTATTTCTGTCGATTGTGGGACGGTTTTCCGTTGTTCAATCAGAGTTGTCAATCTGGTCTCTTCTTGACGAATTGCGGCATCTCTCTCATTGAACTTTTTCACAACTGCTGCCCAATCTTGAGGAGTCATATGATCGATCGTGAACATATGAGACTCTAACTGAGCAATGAATGTATCAAGAGTTGTATATGACGATTTGGCGATGATCTTGGCCGGAATTGTTGCATAGTTGGCCAACAGTTTAATATAGAGATCGGACAGTTCGGCAGATTTGAGGGTCGGCGGAATTATATATATGGCTGCGGTCTCAGTCGCTTCCGGTTTCGACAACAGTTTGAACGGCAAAGATCGCCGCTGATATGCGATAGTTCCTGTTGGAACTTCATCGGCCTGGATCACGAGTTCTTTTTGATTGGCGACGGTGAAAGTTGAATAGATCTGGTCTTTGATCATCAACGGCGCATCTGCATCAGCGTGATGCGGTTCGTCAAATTTGAGGGTGAAACCTTGATCATGTTCCAATACAATGAAACTGCCGAGAGATCGAAGACCTGGTGCAGCTGGTGCCGTATCGTAAGGTGTCATATAGAGTCCGGCCAGATTGAAAGTGTCGGGTTTCATAATGGTCATCATTTGATGCGGATCATCAGTGGATTGACCGATTCCGGCACTTCCGATCAGAGTTGACCAGGTGGACGATTTGTAAGTGCTGAAGGGTATACATACGGTTTGTCGAGTGACGGTAAATGCTGGACTTTCCGTATTGGTGGAATAATAGGGATTGTGGAGATCGAAGAGTCGTTCATGGAAAAAGCTTCGATTAATCTTGTCATTCTCGTAATCCTGTTGGAGTTTGACCCATGATTTGAGGAAAGTACTGCGGGATATGAGGGACGTTGATTCGACGGCACTGGCGGTGATTGCACCGGATTCGCGCATCGTTGCCAGGTCATCGGCGAGTGGTTTAAATTGTTTGCGTTCCATATGGACAAGAGGTTGGATGACGGAGGAGGAGGGGAATACGCCTTTAATGACGGTGTCGAGGAGTGGATTAGATAGATATGGATTATGTCGACGTTGGTCGGTGATACGTTTAGCGGTAAGAATTTCGTTGACTTGTTCGGCGATGGTTTCGAGAACGTATGTGGATTCTTGTAGATGGATGGGGTAAGTGGAGAGGAGATAATTGAGGAGATGTCGTCGATATGTTTCTTCGGTTTGAACATCGTCGTTTGATCCTGCTTCAACCGGGACAGTTTGTTGTATTTCGACGGTGTCGTCATTGGAAATGAAGGTGGAGAACATGTTTTGTTGTCGTTGTGACATGGAATAGTGGATCTTCTATATCATATCATTTGGAATTATTCGAGGCTAACGCCAAGTGATTAAAAAAAATGATTCGACAAACTGATCAGTATTAAACTAAATACAAATGTCAACATTTCACCGCACAGTTACTAACAATCTTCCAGTTTCCATCCCTTCCGCAGACCTTGACCAGATTGGGTTTACGCCGATTCGAGTCAATTCGCGAACGAATAAAATGGATATTTATGTGACCTATGGAGGTCAACAAGTGTCGGGATTTTTGGTCGAAATCCCGCTTCAGGCCATGTATGGTCCGAGTGTATACGACCCGTCGCGTACTGCGACGAATGCGCCTGCTCAGACGAGCAAGCGTGCTGGTGCAGCTGCAGCCAGTGAGGAGAAGAAGGATGATTCCAAGCCAACGGTTCCGTTGTACGGTATCACTGCTGAGAACAATCATTGTGCAGCCGAGCACGGTTTGGATGCGGATCATATCCGTGCAAGGACCGCTGAGTTGTTTGCATGGATTGAGGCTTTCCAGAACAAGTTTATTGACTATTGTGTCGAGAATTCGGTGCAATTGTTCAATGAGGAGACTGATCGCAGCATGGTTGATCGACTTGTTGTCGGTATGATCAAGCCTAAGACTGGTCAGAAGGCCAAGCCAGGTAAGACGTTGCCTCAGCAGCATATCATTTGCAAGTTTGCGTGGGGTAAGGTGCGATTGTCGGGTGGCAGTGGTGATTCCGCTGTTTATTCGGACAAGCCGCAGAACAAGACTCGGTTTGAGATGCGTCAGATGCAGAGTGTGACGGATGAGGAGGGGAATGAGATCAGGAGTCCTCAGCGTCGTCAGATGCCGGGTATTCTGACTCTTGGAGATATCCAGAACAATTTGCGTCGTGGTGACATGTTGAAGCCTGTCATTGTTCCGCAGATTTGGGTTGGTTTGGGCAAGGTCGGTATTACTGCGCAGTTGGCGAGTGTGATGATCTACGATAAGCCGATTATCCGCAATGGATTGCCATCGGATGTTTTCGACGGTGATGGCGAGCTTGTGAGTGATGCTGTCGAGCCTAGAGGTGCAGCGGCAGGAGCTGAGCCAGATGGTGAAGGCGAGGTCGTTGAGGAGTATGTCGAAGAGGAGGACGATGCATAAATTGCATTGATTCGGATTGAAGATCTAATCAGATTTTCAATAAAATTATAATTGTCGATGTTGTCGCTTGCGGATAAATTGTTGAATTCGCAGTGTTGCCATCCATTGTTGTGCATATTTGACGCCATGTTCATAAAGTTCGTTTTTATTGTTATCGGTCATATGAAAGTTCAATATGGACAGATGTGGCAATGTGTGTACAGTCATTGTTTTATATTCGGGTAATATATGCAATTGTTGATACATATATAACAGTAGTTCTAATGTGCGAGTTGTAACGTCGATCATTGTATGAATTCCGTGAAGTGGTTGGATTCGATCCAGTAATATGATGCCCATCAGTTGACGTCGATCCGGTATTCGACTGTGTTGAATCGGATAGTTGCACATAACACCGCCATCGATATAGACTTGGTTATCGTATATAATAGGTGTAAACAGTCCTGGAAATATGCAGCTCATCAAGATAGCATCGTGGACTTTCATGGTTGGTCGAGTCAGATGATCCATGATTTCGAATCTTCCGGCTGTCAAATTGGTGACACCGATACGGAGATCGATTCCGGTTTGTGTGTACATTTCGGCGAATGTTACACTTGGTAGGAGATGTGCGGCGAGTAAGATGGATCCGATGAAATAGAAGAGTGGTTGATTTGAGGAGAGACCGAGACCGTTACAATCGAAGCGGATCAGTTGATCCATTTGATACGATTCGATGACTGTGACTAGGTCGGTTGGATTGAGTCGAAGGGTTGTGATGAGGGCCATAATGGCGCCACTGGAGACGCCGATAACTTCTGTAATATTGGAGAGTTGTGGATAGATGATGGAATAGATGCCGAGGAAAGTGATGAGATAAACGGCCCCTCCGGACCATGTGATCCCTTTGGGATGGAAAACCATTGTTATAGGATCATTAAAAAATGATGGGGATTGAACCTAAATGAATTGTTCGGATGAGATCTTTCATTGTTTTAACCTCGATGAGTCCAGCAGATCCGTGGGATATGCGAGATGGCTACAAATTGATTGCGGTGCGACATTGTCGCGATCCGTACACTTTTTATTCGTCAATTGATCCTATTGACGAACATGAATATTTGATCGTGATTGAGATCTACTATTATCATTGTTTGCTGGGTAGCATTTCGCGATTGTTGGCACAGCGATTGTTTGGGGAAGATCATTTAGCACCTTGGCGTTATCGATTTTGGGGTACAAGTTGTCGAGATTTGAAAGATCATATACAACATGTGTTCACGATGATGTTTCCACCTGAATTCGAGTACGATATTCAGGTGTTACCGGATTATCGCAGTTTTAAAGGTCAATGTGAACCAGGTGCGGTGTGTTCTCAGGATGATGAGCGAATTGGAAATGCGATTCATCGTTGGCAACTTAACAAATTTTCGTATCTGATTTCGTCGATAACGCGGGTGCACGGTGGAAATGCGAGTATTCTAACGCAATATATGCAGATGCTTCCACTGACGTCGAGTGTGACATGGAGTCTGCCGAAAATGCGGATAGGGAGTGCGGATGTGATGTGTTGTATTGCGATACATCGGATAATACAGCGCAAACCGATTCGTGTTATTTGGATTTGTAAGAATCGGGATGTTGATGTTGTTGAAGATCGAATGTTGAATCTGTTGGTTCAACATGATATTTTTATGGTGTATCGGGTTTTTGGATCGGATGATGTTCAACATAATCGGCCTTATCGATCATCGTTGATATTGACCGATTATGAAACGATCTCCGGTGAACATCCGTTCTTTGCAAAACTGCCTAAAGCTGATGTATTGATCTGCAAAAGGAAACATAACGTGAAATATGATCCGATCATGGAAATGTATCATATTTCATGTCGAATCAATATAGGGGATCCCGGAACAACACCGGCAGCAACACCATCAGCAATACCACCACCAACAACAACACCACCACCAACACCACCACCAACACCAACAGCAACACCAACAGCAACACCAACACCAACACCACCACCAACACCACCACCAACACCAACAGCAACACCAACAGCAACACCAACAGCAACACCAACAGCAACACCA